GATGGTGCTGAATAAGCATTGCCACCAAAGACATGCTCTAAAACTTTGTCTTCTAAATAATCTGAAAATCCAGCCATTCTATTCTCCTTTATTAATTACCGTAGTAATAATTTCTTTTTTGTTTTTTTCCGTAAGTTCTTCTTCTCATCATTAAAGAACCTTTACCAAATGCAGCCTTCTCTTGCTCAAGTCTCATTTCTTCTAATGCTTTCTCAAACTGTTGAGTGAACATTGGTATTCTTTCGTCTTCCATTAAGAATATAGAAGCGTGTTTTAATGCACCATATAAATAAACATCTGGGTGCGAGACTGATACAAAGTTACTTGTATTGGAACTACTTAATGCAGATATTTTAGCATAGTAAGTTAGCTGTAGGGTATATTGTCCATCAGGAGTTGGTGCTAATTCGATGGAGTCATCAACCATTGCATAGTACACAGGTTGACCTACAGAGTTGTTGTTTGATTTTCTATAGACATCTAATGACTCTATAGATTGTTGGAATAAAGGACTGAAATCGTTTGATGTAATTTCTACATTAATCGCTTCCATCCAATCTGTTGGAACTGCTAAGTATTGTGAGTCAGCTATAGCAGTTGCTCTTTTAATCATGTCTTTGGTTCTTAACCTTCTGTTAAGTTCCGCTTCGACATTATCAATAAACGTATCCAGGTCAGACGTTAAATCTGATCTATTTAGATAATTTGCTATTGATGTTTTTAATTCTGCATATGTCATACTTTACCTTGCCAAGTTCTAAATACTTTATTATCAGGGTCGTTAAGCCATTTTTTCCATTTAGCTCTATCTTTTGACCAGCCTTCGCGTAATGCTTTTTGCCAAATCACCATAGGGACTTCAGCAATGTGTCGCATATCTTTTCCAGGCTTAGGTGTATTGTCTCTTAGTTTCTTGACGTGGTCAATGACAGGAGCAACATCTTGAGTCGTATGATAAACCAGCTTGTCATCTTCGGTAATGAACTCTGATTTGTAACCAGTTTTATGGTCTGTGATTGTACGCTTTGTTGCCATATTAAATAAGGGTGGGAGAGCCGAAGCTCTCCCTGAATTCTAACTAACTTATGTTGTAGTTAAGTCAGCAACTATACCGTGAGCAGCTTCGTTGCTCATTTCTAGTCCGTACTCAGTCACAATCATTTTAGTTTGTGCATCACCTACAGTAGCGATATCAACTGTTTTAAAGTCTCTTAGGAAAGAAACTTTAGCATAGTCTGGATCAACTAATAATAGTGATCTTTCTCTACTGAAGTTAGATGGAATAATTTTTAACTCACCAAAGTCTGAAGCATAAATAGAAACAGAAGCCTCTACTGTGTTTGCATCAACCATTTGTCTTGAGTTAGTTCTACCTGTGAAACCAGATATTTTCTGCTTGTTTACAGGACCACAGATTGCCATTGAAGGCTCTCCACCGTTTGTAAAACAAGATTGCAATACTGCTTTAAGTAAAGGCTCAGTTAAAGCTCTTTGAGTTCCGTCTGTTGGAGCTGTTCCGCCACCAGTTGGAGCGCCTGCTGCTGCTTTACTGTAATTGGATTTTATCCAAGACTCAAAGCCACCAGTTTTTCTAGCTGTTGTTGCGTTACCAGTTGTTTTACCACCATTTTGACAGAGAGCTGTTTCCATGTCTCTTTTCAATGCTTTAGCCATAATAGCTAATTGATGAGCCATTTCTGACTTCTTACCAGCTGGGTCAGATGCTTGTTGAGAACCAGATACAGTTGCGTCTCTTGAAGAGATCATTGCAACGTTACTAACTCTAGTTGTAGCAGTAGAAGCTGAAGTAGCTCCGTCTAATCTAAAGCCTTCTAGTTCACCAGCTGCATCAACAGTTGGTAGAGTTTCTGTTTGCCAATCGAAAACTACGTTCTTGATTGAATTTTTACCAATAGCACTCATAAATGGAGTGGTTTGTGGTGAGATGTTATAAATTACGTCACTCAGTTGTTCTCTATCAGAAGTCGCTGAATACGTATCAAATGCGTTTGTTACTTTTGCCATGATATTTAATTCCTATGTTTTAAAAGTTTATATAATTTGTTCAAATAATTTAGCTGCATCCTGGACCTTTCCAGTCTTAGCTAGTTTTTGACGCGCTCTTTTCACAGGAGTTGTTGTCTTAGGTACGTTTGAAGTGCCAGGTCTTGCAGTACGAGCAACTGCTTTCTTTTCAGTTGGATTCACTTTAGTAGCTTGTTGTGTCTTATGTTGTAGCCATGCGTTTCTTAAACCAAGTAAAACTCGGTAGTCATAAACACTGTCCATCTCTTGAGGTGTGTACCCAAGAACATTAACACCGTAATCACGAATTGCCATCTTTTCTTTTGATGCCATTTCGTTATCTTGCCATTCTGGTATTTGTTCAAGCAGTTGTTGGTTACCGTATTCAACAAATTGTTGAAGTTTCTTTTGCTGTTCGGCTTGAGACTCTTGTTGGAGTCTTTGTGCTTCAGCTTGTACGGCTTGTAACTTTTGCTTTTTCTCATTCCAGACATCCTTTTCACGGACATAAGCAATAGGGTCTGCTTCGTAAAGCGCATTCCAATCTGGCTCGTTTTCTAACTCGCCCTTCAAAGTCGATTCCATCTTTGGTAACAACTGTGAGTAAATTGCGTCTTTTTGAGAAACCTCTTGTTGTTGAGCTTCAATAGCTTTTCGCTGTTGAGCTAACTCCTGAGTTTTTCTCGTATAATCTCTTTGGCGACTGTATCCGTTTTGGAGTTCTTCAAGCGTGACCTCTGTATCTTCGCCATCTACTTTAATTGTATATAGCTGTGGTTGCTCGGACTCCTCTTCTTCTACTTGATCTTCTTGAGGTTCGTCTTCATATACATCTTCTTCAAGCTCTTCTTCGTAAGATTCGTTATCTTCGATAACTTCCTCTTCGTTAACTAGCTCTTCCGATGCTTGTTCTTCTATTTCGTTTTCTGGTTGTTCCGATGGAGTCAAAAAACTTTCAAAAGATTGTTCTGTCTCTTGCATGTTTGTTTGTAAACCAATCGGCTTTGCGTTGTTGGTCATAATCATTCCTTAAAAATGTAAAGTAGTATTTTAACAATACTTATCTAAATTTTACACAACTTTGTGCAATCTTCCTAATTGGGATTTTGTGATAATACCCTTCTCTACTATTATACGCAGATGTCTTTCGACTTCTGGTAATAGTTTGATTGCTTTGTGTAAATTTTCTCTTTTAGTTATATCATCTTGCTTAGATGATAACCATAAATTTATGTATTCATTTTTAAGTTCTTCGATTGCTTTTGTGAAAGTCTCAGCGTTAAGAATTAACTCTGCTTCGTTTGAATTTAAAATATCTTCTTGTGATGGCATTAATTACCTTCCAAATTTATAAATGTTTGAATAATTATTTCCAGAATTAAATGATGGAACTGGAGATGGGTCAAAACTTTGTGAAGGACTTGGTGAAAAATCATTCTGGAAAGAATTAGAAATATTTTTTGCTAATCCTAATCCTGGTACAGCCATAGGAACTACTGATTCCATAAATGCTGGTATTCCTAAATTGATTGCACTACCTACTGGTAGTTCTTCTTTATAAGTATCCATGTTTATAGGAGACTTGTTTATAAAATCATTAAGCTCAACTTGATATTGATTTCTTACACCGTCATCAGCTGGTATTTGTGATAGTTCATCTTTATTAGAAATTAAATTTAATAACTTTTGTTGTGATGATGTTTTAGCTAATTCTTGTGGAGACATACCAACTGGTGTTTGAGGAGGATTTTGGTTTAATAAATTATTAAGTGGTACTTGTGGTACTACATAATCTGTATTTAATATTTCTTCTAAACCTGGTCTATCATCTATGAATAGTTGATCTTGCTGCTTCGGAGGAAAAGGCATATCAACTGGGCCTTGTGCTGGGCCTGGTATGTTTGGAAGGTCTATTCCTGAATCAGCTATATCTTGAAGAATTTGTTCTATATTAAGTTCTTGTGGTGGTAATTGTACTGAAGGTGTTTGTTCTGTTGGAGCTTGATATCCAGTAACATCAGGGTTGTTACCAAAAATGTTTATTAGTGGAGGCATCTTGTCTCTTCTGCCACCAGGTATTGTTACACCACCGATACCAGTTCCAAGAAAACTAGAATCATCAGGTTGTGTATATACAGGTGCAGGTGGTGGGGGTGTGCCATTTAAGTCTGCTTGAGTATAACCACCTGGTTGTTCTGCTGAATAGCTTACACCTGGTGCAATCATGTTAGGTACGTTTTGGCCACCAGCTATTGATTGGGCATAGTTTAATCCGCTTGAATAAGTAGGGTCTGATGTTGGTCTAGTAAATCCACCATTAGGAATATTGTAACTACCTCCGCCACCAGCGAATTGGTTTAGAATATCAACGCCTTGAAATCCTCCAATTTGATCGATTAAAGGTGTTAGGTCGCCTAATGCTGCGATATATTCTTCTGGGTCGTATGCTATTGCCATAATTATTTCCTAGTTAGCTATTAGTTTATCAATTTTTTCGTCTAATTTGTCTAATCTGTCGAAAATTCTTTGCATATCTAAATGGAGGTCTTGTTTGGTTGCGTAGCGGGTTGGGATTTCTTCTCTGGTTTTATTAACAAGTATTTCAACTCGTTTAACATCTGCCGCGTTAGTACGGATACTATAGATGATAGGAACATACACCAACGTAATGATTGCGTTCCAAAATAAAATAGGGTTGTCCATTAATAACTCCAAATGTGCGGTCTTGGTCTGTTTGGTTCTCCCTCTGAAATATCTAAATGAATAAAACGAGAGTCGCCTTTTTGGTTTACGCCAATACCAGTAAATCCATAATCTTTAGCTTTCGATACTATTTGTAGAGCTTTATCTCCTCTTACATATATATCAGCCGCTATGCCTTGTGCATGAGTTCCTAAAGTTTTCTTTTTTGCTTCTATTGGGTGGTCTTCACACCTGTACCCAGAACTTATAATAAAAGGAAAACCCAGCTCTGTTCTTAGTGATTGTAACTTATTTATTAGTTCGTGTGAAATACCATTTTTACCACAATGCTGGCAAGAGAACTCTTCTTCTTTAAAATTTACCCAACTCATTTTTCTTTTAGTTCCTTTTTATAATATTCTATTTCTGTTTTTAGAATTAACACTTCTTTTTCTAATTCTACTACTTGTTGCTCAAGTGTTCTAATATCGGGGAAAATATAATTGTTTTGATTGCCTCTAAGGTTTCTAGTTTCTTGTGCGTTTGTATCTATCTTTTCGGTGATATTTGCATAACCCCAAACTCCTACAGATATAGCTACTACTATTTGTGCCAAATAAGGAAGCGAAATATTTAAAGAAGATTTATCATCTACTTTGGCTATCTGGTTCATTATTTTCCAACGCCTTTTACCCTTTCAAATGATCGTAAACCTCCAAGACCAAGCATACCCATAAGTACGGGTAACATAGTTGAGGTGTCTGCCTGTGGTACGATAATACCAAATGGAGCAGCGAGAGGACTGATTAAAAAGTTTACTGCAAAACCACATACACAAATCCATGCTGTAGCTGGTCGCCATGATGATTGAAACCAGTCGCCTTTAGCATCAAGTTTGTTTACTTCTATTTGTGCTTTAGCAATTTCGTGAACATGTTTTTCAGACATGGTTGCAATTTCATGTGCAATCTTTTGCTTTGTGTCTGCATCTGGAATGAACTTATCAAGAAGTTCGCTTACTGGTTTTATTAGTTTGTCTATCATTTTTATTTTTATATAGTTGTTGTATTTTAGCCAAAGAATTAACTGTTTGTTTTCTTTGTTTCTTTGTTTTTGTATTCATCCAAATGTTTATTAAGTTTCTTTGCTTTTCTTTTAAAAGACCATTCTAAAAATTTACCAAGTAAATAAGACAATCTACTTTTAAGACTTAGCTTTTTTCTTAGCTGTTTTACTTAACTCATTAAAATGAAATAACTTCACGCTTGTCGAGGTGTGAGATTTATTTGAATGTAAACTACCATTAGGCATTTTGTGCATATTGCCTTTGTGTTCAGTTCCATCTCTTTTGTAATGTTTAACGCCTTTCATTATTTTTTCTTCTTAGGAAAACCAGCCCTCATATTTGAGTAGGCTTTCTTAGTAATAGTAGATTTCTTTTTAGTTCTACTTTTATTAGCTTTTTTTCTAGCATTAATATTTGCGTATAGTCCTTTTCCTGGCATAGTTATCTCCTTACCAATTTTTGCAAGACCAATATCTTGCGGTTAATTTACTAGGCGGATTAGTGTCACACTTGTGCCTAGCTCTAAATGATTTGCGTCTTGTTGGTTGATCTTTTTTAATTGTCATTTTAGGATCACCAAAGCGAATAAGTTTTATGGTTTCACCAACCTTTGCTAATACAGCAAACTTCTTTGACTTTCCTGGTGTACGTTTAGGTTTATTATATCCAGCGAACCTTTCGCCTCTATATGTTATTGCCATAGTTAATGTATTAAAGTTACCTTAGAAGATATTAATTCAGAGTCGTGTGGTATCTGTAAAAATATCCTTGCCACTCTTTTCGCTTCTTCCAAGCTCTTAGCTTTTATATCAGAGCCAACATAGATAAAATCTCCGTCAAGAAATTCTAAGTCGTAAATCTTATCCGACTGGTTGATTGTTTCCATTCGTAAACATTCCTTGCGATTGGTTTTTTGCTACCTGTCTAATCGCTTCTCTGTCTCTTTCCATAATTGCATTTATTTCTGCTACATTTATTTGTGCGCCATACTTAGCTTGTAGTTCTGCAATCTTAAGTTTTAAGTCAGCTTCATGTTCATCACGGTTTCTGTCGTCATCCATGATGATTTTCATTCTATCTGTCTCTGCATCAATGATTGCTTTTTGTGCTAAGTTCTGTGCCTTCATTGCTTCGGCTTGTGCCAACATTTCTTGCGGAGAAGGTTTAGGCGGTTCTTGCGGTTGCGGAGGCATAGGCGGTATGGTTGTATTTATAAATGTTGTAGCATCTTTAAACCCAGCCATCTCAATCATTTTAGTTAGAGTGTTTGCATACTGTTGTAAATTAACCAAAGGATTGTCAGGTCCTAGTGTTTGCAAAATCTGTTCTTGCTTTTGTGATAGTGCTGTTAGGACTTGGAACTTTTCTTCGTCTGAGTTTTTAGAAATACCAACATTAATTACCATATCTTTATCAGCATCCCAGTATCTTGGGTCGATAGGAATAAAATCGTTGTTAAGTCTCATCATGTCTTGACCTTCTTGGTGTTTGATTACAAGTGAGTTAACAAGTTTAAATAAATCTTTCATTCCGTCAGCAAAGTGGCGACAGATAAGTTCTACTCTTCCTTGTGCGCCAGACATCGTTGCCGATACAGCTGCGGAGGTTGTAGATTGTAATGCTTCTGCGTTTAGTCCAGCGGAAGCTTTAGAAACACCTGTGCGGTTTTCTTTTGCTTCGTCTAGGTATCCTAGAACTGGGAAGGCTTCTTTACCAACGAAAGGAACAGAGAAAGGCTGAACCATTCCTGGCGCTCTCATTCTTATTGGTTGTCCTATGTCAGTATTAAGAACATCGTCAATATTAACTTGTCCTTCAACTATACCCATTCTTGGGAAGATGGCGTGGCCTAGACTATCAAGGGTATCTCTCATTATCTGAGATTTAGCTGCTTGAATAGGCATCAAGTAGTCCGCGGGGCATGAGCCAATGGAGGTATGTGGCTCTGGATCGGGACAGAAGAGTGTAATAGGTAAATCATCCCAGGGTGTTGAATTAACAATATTTAATCCATTCCCTACAGTGCATACTCTAATCCTTTCATCTATACCATCACCATCTAAATCATAAAAAACATAATGCTCTACATAGAGAACACTTTTACTATTACTGTCTGCTCTATCAACACCAGTAAAATCTGCGTATGGGTTTCTTGCTTGTTCTAGGTTGTATGATTCTTCATCAACCGCATTACCAGAACCAGCAAACTGTTCCATTTGTTCTTTGTCATAACCCATAGCCACCAAGTCACTTACAGTCTTAACCATTCTGTGTGCAACATAAGGTGATGAGTTTAAATCTCTTGCGTGTCTTGATATAAGTATTTCTTCAGTTGGTACTGCTTCGATTACTACTTGGTCTTTAGCTTTAACTCTTCTAATTTTGACATCGTAACTAGCTGGAGTTTCTTGCGTCATCTCTTCGCCATTTTCAGGACTCATTATTGTGATGCTTTGCATTTCAATTTTTTCTTCAATGACTTCCACATTTGGGTCAAGGGTAATAGCTTGATAGGCTTCTGGTGACAGTCCTGTATATTCGTGAGTTGATGCGGTAATGCTGTCATCCCAATAGGCTTTTACAAAACCAGTTTTTCTAATAAGTGCATCTTTAAACGCATCGTATAAAACTTTAAAGCCTGGGTTTTTTTGTTGGATTACATAGTTAATATAATCTGTTTGTTGTTTGGCTAGTTGTATGTCTTCTGGGCCATGAGGTATAAACTCTACTATCTTAGTAGTACCAAAAAATGTACGCATGATTGATGGCAGCATGAATAACACGCTGTCTCTTACATCTGTTGATACAAACTCTGATTGCATAGAGCTTTGTGATGTTGGAGCATTGCCAAGGTAATAATCAGTAGCTTCAGCTCTGTCTTGGTCTATTTGGTCGATGAAGTCTTTAGCGTCATCCATTTCGGACTTAAGTACGCCTTGCAGTTGTTCTTCATCGTAAGAGTCTCCTACTTGTAACTCTTCGATTTCTTGATCTTTGTCGTATTCCATAAATTTATCCCACTCTGATTATTCTTGATGTCAAGGGTTTCTTGAAATTATACCCTAAAAAGTTCTCGCCACCACTAAAACTTGCAGCGGAACTTGCCATGGTTAGTGCAAGTGCGTCAGCCTTATCTGGGGACTTAACACCTCTTTTTTTCATTTCTTCCTTAGACTCTATTTTTATTTTTCCAGTTGATGTATATTTATAACTAGGCGCTGCCAATTCCGATACAAGCTCATCATCATTAGGAAGACGGCAATTACGCAGCGCCAACCAATCTTTTATTGCAAACCATAATTCAGCTCGTAAGTTTAAATAGTTTTTCCTAGTAGACGGTGATTCAGAAACATTGACTCCTCTTACTGGTAAATTTTGTTCAGCTAGTCTATCTACAACCCCACTACCAAGACCAATTACATCTATAAGTATTTCTTGTGGTTGTTCTACGATTGTACTGTCGTCATATAAGTTTTTAACTGCACCGCATAATTGCATTAAATCCATCGATTTGAAAGTCTTAATTTCAAGAACTGTATTACCTTGTCTTATACATAGTGCAGAGTTGTCTCCGCCAAACCTTGCTACGTCTAATCCCCAAACAATAGGTGATTTAGTTGTTAATGCCACGTCTCTGTCGACAGCGTTTCGTGCCAGTTCCATTGGTATGACTGAATCATCATCAGCGTTAGGGAACTCGCCTCTTACCTCGACTCTAGCAACGGTAGAATCTTCACCATATTGTTCGAGCATAGTCTGAAATAGTTTTTGGTCAGTACCTTCGACTGTGCGTGAGTCTATTTGTTCTAAGTTCCAGAACTTACGCTTGGATGTGAAACTCTCGTAGAAAGGCCCTGTGTTTCTTCTAGGGTTAGAAAAGGTAAGCCAGAAACGATTTTCTGTTGGCTCTGTAAAGAAACCTTCGGA